TTTAACGATTATGCAATAGCAGATGTAAAAACTGCGCTTGCTTATAACCTTTCTAATCTTAGCCAAAAAATAACAAGAATACTTGTTGATATTTATGCCGACCGTGTAGAATTAAAATGTGAATTTAACTTCCAAAATAAACCTGTTACTCAAAGTATATCAATAAATATCGACAGTAACACTGATTTTGTAAACGGAACAGTTAAAGCTTCAGGTCCAATTAGACCTTTTACCACTTCGGCAATTGAACAATTTATTAAATCTCATAACAGACTTGAATATAAAACGTTTCCCAGAATTTTGAACAAATTTCTTGACGTTATTAATGACCATTTGAGATAAACATAAAAAGACTTGGTAGATACGCGTTTTATTTCTTATATAGTGTTTTTTATGCAGCACTTGACGAATAATATTTGATGATACGTTGTCAAGTCTTTATAATCTTTCGCGCTACGGAATTCCATATTTTTGAGTTTCGCAGCGCGATTTTATTTTTATATAAATAAATACAAAACATGGCGGAAGTCAATAAGCTAATATACGAAAATATTGGGTCGCTTGATAATAAAGCATTCAATGTTAAGCAAACGAAAGAAGGTATGCGTTTGCACGGCGTATTCGGCGTCTGTGGTGTACGTAACAATAACAACCGAGTTTACGAGAAGAACAACTATAAAGCAATGGTTTGCGAAATGCAAAACCGCATCAAAACAGGTTCTATCCTTGGCGAACTCGAACACCCAGCAACTATGAATATCACACTTGAAAATGTATCTCACAAAATAGACGAAATATCAATCGATGAGAACGGTCAAGTGACAGGTACTATAACACTTCTTAACACACCGAAAGGCAAAATTGCACAAGCTATCGTTGAAGGCGGTGCTCCTTTGTTCATATCTTCACGAGCAACGGGTTCCGTAGACGGCAAAGGCAATGTTAAACTCGAACACATTCAAACTTACGACCTTGTTGGCTCGCCTGGTTTCTCTCAAGCAAAACTTACATTGTGCGAAAGCTTGTCAGATAATCAGTACGGTGAATTGAACGAGTCAAGTTATTGGGTTAATTTGCCACAAAATGAAGATGGCACGAAACTTGCAGTAATGCCAATCCTTGAAGGAATAAATGATAATAACGATAATATGGACGAAATTAAATCAATAGTAGAATCGCTTCTTACTCGTGTTGAAATTCTTGAAAAAGAAAACGCTGAGCTCAAGAGCGCTAACGAATCTGCACATGAGTATTTTATTAATGTTGCTGCGCCGATAATCGAGAAATGGGTAACTACAGAATATGGTGCTGACCTTGCTTCAAAGATTGATTCATATATCAATGAAGAGTTGATGTCAGAAGTTAAATCTCAAATCAACGAAGCAGTAAAAACTTCACAAAACCAAATCGCTGAAGGTGTTGAGAAATGGGTAACTACTGAATTTGCAGGTGTTCTCTCTCAGTATATCAATGAAGAACTCATGGGTACAATAAGCAATTACCTTGAATCTGAATTGGTACCTGGCATGAAGGAATATCTCGTTGAGAAATATACCCCAGCGCTTGAGAAATATTTGACTGAAGAATATGCAGGTCAAATTACAAAATGGATTACAGAGGAATATTCACCTGTTATCGAGAAATATTTGACTGAAGAGGTTATTCCATCAATTAAGAATGATAAGATGAGCGAAATTACAAAAACGCTCGAATCACTCGAATCGCTTGACACTCGTGCTAAATATTCGCGCAAAACTCAAATCAATGAGAACCGCAATATCAACGAGCCAAAGTACATTGCCGAAATGCCTGAAGATGCTCGTATCAAGTGGAACATAGCTTCTGACGCTGTTAAGGAATCAATTCAACGCAAAGCAAAAATTTACAACTTCAACTCGTCTGATGCAATTCAGCAATTCTGGGAAAATGTCTCATTTGAGGAACCTGCACCACGAGTAAACGAAACACATTTTGTTGACAATCACCAACAAAAGATTATGGAATCTATTCGTGCATATCGCGCTTCGAAAAATTTCTAAACTGTCACATTCTTAGCAAACAATAATGAAGCAGGGCAATTGCTCTGCTTCTTTTGTAAAATATATTCTCAATAATCAATGCTTTCACTCGCACCAAGATTTGACCTATTTCGATTGTTGCTTCCTAAGGACTTCATTCCTGAAGAACTCAACGCAAAATACACCAAATTGTTAACAAGCAAACAATATCCGCTAAGCTCACCATTAGAGTATTTATCCGAATCGCTTGTATCTTGCGACATACTTGGTATAGATGACCTTGTTGTTATGCAACGTCAAACAGGCATAAATATGCGTATGCATCGGGTCAAAACAGAACCTACTTCTGAAGTACCATTCTCTGTACATACTGCCGCACCATTGGAGAAACTTAACCGTACAATTGATTTGTCTTTCCGTATGAATCAAGGCTTCTATAATTACTTTATGTTATATGAAATACTCTTTTGGCGTTTTTGTAAACCTGAAATGCGTACTTCGTGTCCGCAAGTTGTATTGTATATGCTCAACACCCGCGGCGAGATAACAACAAAATTGACATTTTATGATGTCTTTTTTCAAGGCATAGACGGACTTGATTTTTCGTATGCAAATATTTCACGAATGGCAGACACCTTTAGTTTGAGTTTAGCATTTAATGATATTAAGATAGAGACAAACGGCATTTTCGATAAAACAGAAAGTGTACGCGGTACCTATCTTGGAACACTTGAAAAAACTGAATAAAAATTATGTTATCATTGCCTCCACGACACGACTTGTTCCGTTTTGAGTTTCCGAAAGATTTCATTTCTGATGAAATTGCAGCGTCTATCAAAGCCACGCTTTGTGAAGTCAACGGACCACTACGTGAGCCTATTGATTATCTTAATGAAAGTATAGTTGGTGTGAATATCCCTGGCATATCAGATTTGATGACACAACAACAAACAACATGGTTCAGTTCACAACCTTATGCTGTAAAACCGTCTAACCCGCTTGACAAAATATCAAAAGAGTTCAAAGTCACATTTAGACTGAATAACGGTTTATATAATTTCTTTATGATGTTTAATGCGTTGCTTGCAAAACATCATACTGAACCTCGTACTTTTAGAGATGATTACCTTGAGTTGTGTCTATTAAACGCATACGGTGAGCGAACACTTAATGTACGTTTTTATAATTGCGTAATAAAAGGTGTCGATAAACTCAGTCTATCATATAACAAGATTGAACGACAAGTAGAATCTTTTGAAGTTACATTTGCATTTGCAAATATTGATATAGAATTTTACCTATAACGGTTGCAATTGTAACCATTGACATAGAATTTTGCCCACAATGGTTGAAAATTTAACCATTATAGAATTTTGTGCGCAACTTATTGAATGATAATAAATTTTGTATACAACAATAGTGTAATTATTTTTGATATATAAATAAAATATAAATAGACAACTATGCAACTCGCTAATAACGAACAGTGGTCTAACATCATAACCGAATCTTATGGTGTTCAAGACAAGTCAAAGCTTTCGTGGATGAGCAAATATGCACAAATACACGAAGCAGTTGAAGCAATGCGTGGTGGCGCAATTAACGAAGCTGATTCTGTTTCAGGTCAACGTCTTTTTGCTACACCGTTTAATACTCTCGGCATGGGCAACCCACACATGCCTCTCGGTCTTGGTGTAAACCCTGGCGGTCCTGGTACTGGCATCGGTAACACTGGCGCTGATTTCCACAACCCCGCATATCAGACTGGTAGCGATATTCCAGTTTCGACATTGACAATGGCATTGGAAATTGCTGCTGTAACCATCGGTCTCGAACTTGTACCTGTTGTACCTGCTTCTGGTCCATACGCACTTCTCACCTTCATGGATACCCCTTATGCTGGTGGTAAACTTGGTACTGACTGGGAAACTGCATTTGATGGCAAATCTGGCAACTATCCAAAATATATCAAGATTTCTGGTGACCTTGCAAAACTTGACCAAATCAAATCTGCATATACCAAGGGTGCTGCAATTACGTTGACCGCTACAGGTGGCAAGACAATGACCGCTAAATTCGTAGGTAACTCACGTATCTACAATGAGGCAATCGTTGAACCGCTTTCTGTAACAATCACCACGGGTGAAGGCGCAAGCGCTGTTACTGCTGAGGCTTCTATCGCTGAGTTCTTCGCAGGCGTTACCGCTGTTAACTTCACTGACGGTACAACTGCAGTTGAATTGACCGGTACTATCCGTCCTGAACTCGTATCGAACGTTGCTGACCACATTCAAGGTTTCGCAAACTTCTTCGATGGCAGTGAGGACCCAATGACCCGCGCTCAAAACGAAACAGGCGTTGGTAACAGCTTGTCAATTCGTCACTTCACCAAGATGATTCAGATGGGTGCATTTGAAGTAACTGGCAACGTAACTCGTCAGCAACTCCAAGACCTTCCTATCTATGGTATCAACGCGCTTGGTTCAATAATGCAGGCAATGCAAAATCAGATTTCGCAAGAAATTAACAACCGCATTCTTGACCGTTTGTTCCGTCTCGGTGTAACAAATGCAATCAACCTTTCATTTACTCAGAAAGGCTCTAACCTTAACCTCTACTTGAGCAATGACCCAACGACTCCTAAGGCGTTTACTTCATTCTCTTACTATAACAAATACGTAGGCATCCACAACGAGCACGCACCTGCTTCTTGGGGCAACATCGCACCTGCAAACTCTGTAACAGGCGGTGAAACCTTCATCAGCAACCAACGCCGTATTGCTTCACGTATCATGGCTGCTGCTAACCTCGTTGCTTTGACTGGCCGTCACGGACGTCCTACCTGGATTGTTACCAACGGCGCTGTTCTCTCAGCACTCCAAGATAACGCTGGTTTCGTTGTAGCACCTGTTACAAACACCTTGTCACAAGATGGCTCACAATCTGTATACTATGCAGGTTCTATTGCCGGCATGAATGTTTATGTTGACCCATATATGGCATGGGACGATACTCGTATCCTCGTTGGTAAGAAAGCAAATGTCAACGCTCAGGGCGTAACTGACCCAGGTGTTGTATTCATGCCTTACTTGCTTGCTGATACCGTTCAAACTATCGTTGAGGGCACAATGGCACCGAAAGTTCTAATGAACTCTCGTTTCGCTATCGTTGACGCAGGTTTCTATCCAGAGCAAAACTA